GGGATGGTGTGACACGAAGGCAGCAGTCCGAGAGCAACGCCACGGTTGTACTCGTCCCGGTGGCGGCCGACGACTTTGATTGTCCACCATAACCGGCACAAGAGCCGGCCGGGTATGGGGATGAAACCGAGTCGTCCGAGCCGCTGCGGCACGAATATACCTGATATGAACGTCGTATCAAATACACTCTCGAACCACCGTGCCTCGGGTTTAATGCCAAGTGACCGTTCCGCTATCAACATCGGTTCCGCGGGGATCGGCAACTTGAAGGCTCCAAGCAAATCATCGCCAGCAGCGATGAATGAAGCCTCCAATTTAACGCCAAGCCTGCGGTACGCAAGCATGGCAGTCGTCACCGCCGCGGCCAAATTGATGAGAGTATTGCCAGAGGACGTGTCATTATGGCCGGATTTCACCGTCCACCGCATGCGGTAGATCATCCGGCCATCGGGGCCATTGAAGACCCCGGTGACATTGGTGCAACTCTTGACAAACTCAGATAAGCCGGTGTCAAACATGGCAAAAATTCTTTCCTTGAAGCGAGAATGGGTGCGCCCCATTGTCGAGTCCCAATTCTTTCCATCCCGCTCCCACCAATGGTTATAGCCTTCGCTTGTGCAGCGTTCGGCCCACTCAGAGATGGCAGCTGAGTTCTTCCCGGAGGCATAGGTGCAAAAGACACCAGGCATGACCTCCAACCAGTCAAACACGATCGCCAACACCTTGCCGATAGCGTAAAACTCGGGGCCGAACTCGGCTTGCGTCGCCAGGTTGAAATAGTATTGGATCAACCGCGCTTTCGTTATCTCAGCATGTGATAACTCCCTCTTAACCATGGCTTTGACGCGCTTGGGCAAAACAGCGTCGAGCCATCGGGACAATGCAGTTGACTTTTGGCGGCCGGTCGGCCACTTGGCATCCCACACATCGCGGTCCAAATAGGGATTCAACAAGAAATCCGTAGTGAACGGCGCAAGCGCGCGGGCAAAGCAACCGAATACAATATTGATGTCGATGGTAGCAGGCGTGCGTGGTGCAGCATATCGCTTGGTGAAAGCATTATGCGCATTACACAGGCAGGCGCGAGCAGCACCAATCACCCGTACTGTATGGCCAGTCAACGTACCACCTCGTGAACAACCGACCCCACACCCGGTGTCGCGGTCAATCATGACCACGTCACCGGGAATTTCATCACCAGCTGCGAGCGCGGGCGGTGGCGCTCGCCCGAGGCACACCGTGCCTACAGTGGTGACAGGCGGGATGAATGCGCCGGTCCTATCAGGTGCCGGCGAAAACGGTTCAAGGTGGCCCCCTTCATCAAGGGGGCAGTCCCATCACATGGGGTTAGGAATGGAGGGTTGTGCTAGTCCGCGACGCACGGCAACCAAGGCGGTGAGCACGTCGGCAGCGATGCGGCTGAATGCCGCTGATCCTACCACACGTGCCACACGAACGCCCGCGATGACGCCGTTTGTGGCGCTACGACCCGCCACGTAGGCGGCATAGTAGATGACTAACAAACTCACAAACCAGATGGACACGCGGCGCCAGGTGAAAGGCTTGGCCATGAACAACCAAAAGGCCCGCCATCCCTGCACACGCAGGAATTCGTTCGTATCGATGGTGGCGTTGATGTGGTCGATGAAGAAAGGACGCAACACACGCTGCGCAGTGCGCTCGCAATGTGTATGCTTCTTCGTAATCGCCCGCACCACCATCTTGAACGTCGCGGCGGTTCGTTCATTGATCAACCCGAGTGGTGACAATTCCACGGATTGGATCATCGCGGCGCAATCTCGCATGCACTCCGCGCTGTCTCCGCTCATTATCACCGACCTCGCCACTTCATGTTCGTCAATCGTCGTGACGGGAAGTGGTTGCACCTGAACTTTGCGACGAAACAGCTTCCGGAGGTAATCGCAC